GCCCAATTCGTATGGCTGGTCGGCGACTGCCGCGACGTGATGGCGACGATGGAGGCTGGTAGCGTCGACGCTATCGTCACCGACCCGCCATACGAATTGGGCTTCATGGGTAAATCATGGGACCGATCCGGCGTCGCGTTCGACGCGGCGACGTGGGCAGCGTGCTTGCGCGTACTGAAGCCGGGCGGGCATTTGCTAGCGTTTGGCGGGTCGCGCACGTTTCACCGGATCGCGGTTGCCATTGAAGATGCCGGGTTCGAGATCCGCGACACGATCTCGTGGCTGTACGGTAGCGGGTTCCCGAAGTCGCACAACCTCGCCCGCGACTGGCAAGGCTGGGGCACCGCGCTGAAGCCGGGGTGGGAACCGGTCATCGTCGCGCGCAAGCCGTTCGCCGGGACGGTCGCCGCGAACGTGATCGCGCACGGCACGGGTGCGTTGAACATTGACGGGTGTCGGATCGGTGACGGCGATGACCGCTGCTCCGGCGGAGCAGCGGGAGCGATTGCGACACCGCTTGCATATGGCGTTCGCCGAGGCGGTGTCGATCGTCTAACCGGCGGCCGCTGGCCAGCGAACGTGATGCTCGACGACGACGCGGCGGCGATGCTTGACGAGCAGAGCGGGGACCGTCCGTCAGGCGTAGCAATAAAACGCAATCTTCCTGAGGACGGATATCTAACCGGAAGGTCATCTATCAGGATGACATCGCGAAAAGCTGATGACATCGGCTACGGCGACCGAGGCGGCGCGTCGCGGTTCTTCTACGTCGCGAAGGCGTCGACTCGCGAACGCAACGCGGGGCTAGACGGGATGCCGGAGCGTCGCGCTCACCGTTACGGCGAAAAGGGACAGGGACCGCTACCGCAGCAGACACCAGCCGTCGGCGTAGTCGAACAGAACCATCACCCCACCGTCAAGCCGATCTCCCTCATGCGCCACCTCGTGCGCCTCGTGACGCCACCGGGCGGCGTCGTGCTAGATCCGTTCACCGGCAGCGGCACGACGGGCTGCGCGGCTGCGTTAGAGGGGTTCACGTTCGTCGGCTGCGAACAGTCGCCGGAGTACGCGGCGATCGCCGAGGCGCGTATCGCGCACTGGGGGCGACAGCAGCCGTTGCCTCTGGAGGCTGCTGGTGACTAACTGGCGCGACATCGGCGACGTGACGTTTGCCAGATGGCAAGGCGAACTGATGCGCCTGCGGTCGCCGCTGGTCGCCGAGGCGCGCGCGACGTACGATGCTGCGCGACCGCACAGCGCGCTGGCGTTGGCGATGGCGTTCCATGAATCCAAATACGGTACCGTGTACGCGCGCAACGTCGCGACCAACCGCAACGTGCACAACCTGCGGCCACGCGGCGCCGGCGGATTCCAAACGTTTGCCACGTGGGCCGATGGCGTCGACGAATGGCGGCAGCGTGTCACCGATCCGACGTACGCGTATGCTCGCACCACGACGCTGCAGGACCTGCTTGGCGTGTTTGCGCCATCGTCGGATGGCAACAACGTCGCCGCCTACGTCCAGACGGTCCAGGCGATGCTGGACGGCTGGCAGTTGGAGGAATCGTCCATGGAACAGTGGCCAAAGATTGTCAACGACACGTGGCCGGCCATCGTGCTGACGGCTGGCCATCGCAGCGACAACGACACTGGCAATCCGGCAGAGAAGGCGCGCACGCCTCTGCTGGCGCAAGCCTACAAACGCGCGTTCGAAGGCGCCGGGTTCACGGTTTACTACTGGCAATCCATGGACGGCGACGGTAGGCCAGACCAGTCGCCAGGCGGGCTGGATGGCGTCGGTCGCGGCGTCGGTCGGCTGATGGCGAGCATCGCCGGTCCGTCGGTTTTGTTTGACCTGCATTTCGAAGGCGCGGCTGCGCGTGGTGTGTTTGCCATCGTGCCGGACGTCACTGGCCTGCGCACGGCGGTCGCCAATGGCGCGCCGGCGGACGACACGTGGGCGCAGAACAAAGATGACATCGGCCTGGCGCGGCTGGTGTCGCAGTACATCGCCGCGGCCACTGGCCTGCCGCTGCGGCAGACGACGGAACCTGGCGTCATGTCCGAACGCGCCACTGGCGTTGGATCGCAGGGCTATCGCCTCGGCATGCTTGCGTACACGGCAGCGAACAGGAAGCGGTCGCCGAGGCTGGTCGTGGAGCATGGCAACCTGTCTAGCAGCGCAGACCTGCGGATTATCGACACGCCAGGTTTCTACGATAAATGCGCCTCGGCTGCGCTGCGTGCTGTGCGCGAGATGTACAGCACGCCAGTGGTGCCACCGGCGCCGGTGTACATCGAACCTGGACCGATGCCGTCGACCATGGGCCACGATAGCAACATCGGCGGCGTCACTTTCTGGACCTGCGTGCGCGATGTTCGTGCCAACGAAGGCGCGCGCTGGCGCCAGTACGCTGACGTGACGTCCGGCGAAACGCGTGCGCCGGCGAAGCCTGGTGGCGAGGGATTCCGCGCGCAGTGGGCTGTGCAGGGGACGGACGGCGCGTGGTGGTGGGTAACGGAGCGCGGCAGTCGCATTCGCTGCGCTGACTGCGATGTCCGTGTCGCGTTTACTAGGGCGCTGTGACGCGCCAGGAAGGCCTACAACGAATGCAATGGCGTGACCCTGTAGTGCGAGGCCTGCGAACGTTTGTGCAGGCATTTTTCGGCGTCTTCATCGCGATCACGACCAGCGGCGCCATGAACATCGACACCATTCCGGACGTCGACCTGCTGAAGCGCGCGCTGTGGTCGGCAGCGTGGGCCGGCGTGGTCGCGGTCGTGTCGTTCACACAGAACGCGTTGGAAACGGCGACGGGACGCTCGGCATTGAAGTAGACTAGCGGCGTTCGGCGCCTGGGGACAATGGCGTTTGAACGACACCGCGCACGTGCTGCAAGGCACAAACAAACAGGCCAGCGGCAATGCCGCTGGCCTGTTTGTTATGGGCACCGATCTCAGTCGCGCTCAAACGTCTCAACGATCCGCGCCACAGTGTATCCCGGCCAGAGATCACCACCCAGCGCGACTTCAACGATGCGGTAATCCGCGTCCGCCCAATCGCCATCCTGCGAGCGCAGGTCGTGGACCACGAACTCGGCTTCCTCGGCAGTCTCCCAGGTGCAGTCGCTGAGGCTGGTGGTGCAGATCCCGTCGTAGGACCAGCCCTGGTTGTCGCGCGTCTCGATCACGTAGGTCATCGTCGCCATGATCACTCGCTTCATCATCGTTTGCGCGGTCGGTAGGCCATTCGCTACCGACAGACTGAGTATGCCACGGCCACAGACTATTGTCAATAGCACGCCACGGACAAACAGACAGGCCAGCGACTGGTGGTCGCTGGCCTGTTTGTTGGTGGTTGCCGTTAGGCGCCGACGTAGAATCCGTACGTCTTGGCGGCATTTTCGGCAGTGCCGTAGGCCATTACTTCCACCGTTGACAACAAATCGTAGTAGTCCATCAAATACAGCGACAGGCGAACGATCTGGCGACCCTGGTCGATGGCCAGAGAGTTGCCGGAATTGCCGCCATTGAAGTCGGCGATGATGGCGACCGCCAGGCTGGCGACGTCATCGTAGTCAAACTCGCCACGCGCCAGAACCGCAGCAGCCGTCGTCTGCATCTGCTCGCCACCGCGGGCGATGTAGGCCATCGTCATGTCGCCAGTCGTGTTTGCCATCGTCGTTCGCTCCATCATCGTTTGCGCGGTCGGTAGGCCATTCGCTACCGACAAACTGAGTATGCCATGGCCACAGACTATTGTCAATAGCCTACGGTCGACTGCGTCCCGACGCCTGCCAAGCGGCGTGCGTTTCCGGCCAATGCTCGGCGACCAGCGTTTCCACCTGCGTCGCAAGCGCATGGATTTCGGCCTGCGGATGCGTCGGCGTCGCGTTCTGCGGATGATTGACGCGCAGCGACAGCAGGCCTAGCCACGCGTTCAAATTGCCAGTGATGCGACCAGCCACGTACAGGCCTTCGGGCAGCAATGCGCGCGCCTGTTCTCTGGCGACGCCTGCGTCAATCAGCCGGCGATAGGCGGCAAACGCGTGCTGGTAGGCGCCGGCCATATCCTGCCTGATGCTGTCAGCGAACGCTGGCACTGCCTCGCCGAACGATGGCGCCATCGGGTCGAATCCGTCGCGCTCCAATCGCACGTCAGAGGGTACCCAAAACTGCGGCGCCTGGCGCGAGTAGCGGCCAGACTGGTCGTTGAATCCCAGCCAATCGTTTTCCGACCAACCTTGCGCCATCCCTACCCAATGCGTGCGCAGCTGCCGCTGGATGAAGATCGGGCATTCTACTTCCACTTTCAACACGCAACCGCGCAGCGTGCTGGCGTGCCGCAGCGTCAGGAAATCGACCAGGCGCGCGCGCTGGCCATCCGACAGGCTGCGGTCGCCACTCGGCATCGTCGACTTGCCAGGACGGCGCAGCGACGTCCTGGCATCTTCAATGATCGCGAGGTCATCACCCATATGCGCCACGTACCTGACGGCGATGTCCGAACGAAATACCGTGTCCATGCCTGCCTCCAAACGCGACTGCCGGCGACGCCGAGGCGTCGCCGGCAGTATGCACCACCGATCAGTACGCGTACCGGAATCCGCCTGGCGCCTCGGCATCCAGCACGATGGCGGCTACGCGGTAGTGGCCACTAGACCACTGGTCGCTGGTGCCAATCAGCATGTCCAGCACGTTCCACGCCTGCAGCCAACCAGCGTACGCGGCATGCTCCAACGGCTGGTCCGTCAGCGTCGACCACTCCCACGGCGCCTGTTCGGTCGCCTGTCGTTCAATCAGGTACAGCTGCTGTCCCATGCTAGCGGTATTCCGCCATGAAATCGTCCGTCGGCTGTTCGCGGGCATCCAACCAACCAATCATGACCGCGCGCACGTCGACGATGTCTGCGTCGCCATAGTCGGCCATGACGTCGGCCAGCGGCGCAACGTCGCCTTTGTCGGCAGCGGTCGTGTAGTCACGGATGATCCACGTGGCCAGGTTCTTGGCGCCGAACCGGTTGCCATCGCAATCCGACCACGCCTCGGCAGCGTCGACGCTGCCCACCACTTCGAACCAGATGTGCTGCGCGGCCTGCCGCGTCATCGCCTGCGTATCAACTGCCATCGTCGTTCGCTCCGTCATCGTCGCCTGTCGCCGGACCAGTTGCCGGCGACACGACCTATCCTATAGTGCGAAACGATGCGTGTCAATAGAACGCGCGTTCGTAAATTGTCCGGACGCGACTGGCGTTAGCGTTCGGCGCCGGACTATTGACAGCAGCCGAGGATGAGTGCTACTGTCTGGTCGTGGCCGAATGGTTCGGCCTGAACGGAGGTGACGCAGGTGGTTGGCGAGCGGATTACGCGACAGACGCGACCGACGGCCAGTTTTTCTATCGACGTCCGGCACCTGGTGTGGCTACGCACAATGGCTGGCGTTTCTGGTCGTTCGGTGTCGGCGATCTTGCGTGACCTGCTGGACGCAGCGATGAACGATACACGAACCCTGGACACTGGCGACACTGCGAACTAGCACGGCAAACGGAGTGGCAAGCATGAACGATTTCGGGACACAGTTTATCCGCATCTTCAGTGGCAGCACGGACCTGACGCAGCGGCGCCAGGCGGTCGACATCGACTACATCACCACGGCGACGCGGCAGCACGAACGCGAGCGCGCCGACCGCCAGTTGGCGCGCGTCAAGGCTGCGCGGCTGGCGTGGGAACAGGCAGACCTGCAGGCGCGTGCGGCCAAACTGGCCTACATCGAAGCCATCGCCGCGTACGATGTCAGCATCTTGGATGGCGGTCGCGGATGATTCGGCTGGACGATTTGGCGCAGTTGCCGGCGGACGAAGATCCAATCTACATGCCGACGGGCCTTTGGTTCGGCGTCAAACGCGTCGACGTCGACATCGTCTGGACGGACGCCATTCGCGACCTGCGGCGCCTGCGCTCGGCTGTCGACGCGTGGCGCGAGGAATCGCAACGGCTGACGCGCGAGGTACTGCGCTTGCGCAGCGAAATTGACGACATCCTGGACCCTGGCACTGCCGACTATCGCATCGACGAGGTGACGGACAATGGCCGCTAGCATCCCGATGAACGTTTGTCCATGCTGCGAGGCACCGGGCGATCTGGCAATTGACGAGCAGACGCGGTACATGCTCTGCAGCGAACATGCTGCGTTGTACCCGTACCCGCTGCGCCTGGCGCTGACGGACGCCAACAGCGATGAAGCCGTTGCCAAGTGGCTGGTGCTGGAAGACCATGCCGACGTCGTTGTGTTCCACCACGCGTACCACGACGTCGACGATTGGATCGAACTGCACAACCTCGCCACGGACGTCGTGCGCTTCGTGCGCGTCAGCAGCATCCTGCGCTGTGGCATCAAGGATCAGTAGCAATGGTGGTGGTCGGCTGCGTGCGACAGCCGACGCCACGTACCTGTACGCGCGCCGAACGCCTCGGCGACTGCGATGGCACGACCTGGCACGATGGCTGCCGCGGTGGGATTGGAGGTAGACCGACAGCGACGCACCACTGGACGTTGGCAAGCTGATGATGGAGTGACGGAATGACGGGTATGGCATCCGAGGTGTTGGTGGCAGGCAGTCGCGCGTTCGACGATGTGCGCAACGTTCTGCCGACGATTATGCGCGACGGCCTGATGTCGGTGGTCGTGGTGTACGAACTGCCGGACGTGATGCAGCAGATGTTGCCGGAACCGGCGCCGGTTGCCGAGGCGCAGTCGCCGGCGCAGGATGAAGCCACCCAGCAGCGCCGGCACGGTCGTGCGGTTGCGCAATTTTGGTCCGACTATCGCGCCGGACAGCAGGACGCAGTCCTTCTGCATGACATGCTGGAGCACGCGCGCATCCCGCGGACCGAAACTCACGACCATAACGGGTTTCGCGCGTACCACAAACTGCGCCAGATCCTGGCAGACCATGGCGAGGACATCACGCGCGAAACGCTGGAACTGGCCGCGTTCGGCACGGCGATCCATGGCGAGGTGGTACCGGACGGGTACCTGCTCGGCGGGCTGTCGACGGCCATCGCCAGCATCTGGCCGGACTGCAACCCGCTGCGCATGGGCCGCGCGGTTGCGAGTATCATGCGCGAGCGCGACAACACCGCGCACAGGTACGGCTGGCCTGACACGCAGCCACTGGCAATCGCCGAGCGCCTGCTGGCGATCTACAACGGGTAAACCGGAAACGACAAAGGGAGAACGCGACGATGGCATTGACGATTTCTGCGAGCAGCGGCGCCGGTTCGGCGCAGTACTACGTCAAGGACAAGGCCGGCCAGGTCAGCCTGGTGGAATACGATCGCGATGACATCAACGACACCATCGACGATGGCGAAAAAATCGTTGCGTTGACGGGCTACAGCGATCCCTTCGAACTGACCAGCGAACAGTACGGCACGCGCACGATGGTTCGGCTGCTGTACACCGTGGTTGACGGCGACCAGCGTGGCGAGCGGTTCAGCTGCCTGTACGGCATGTCGCTAGGCGCCAAGGCCAAACTGCGCGAGGTTGTGACGGCGATTCTGGCGCGCGACCTGAAGCCTGCCGAGGGTGTCGACTTTGACGAGATCCTGAACGCGCGGCTGATCGTTGGCACGAAGTCCGAGGTCAACGCCAAAGGCTATGGCGTGGTGCGGCACGTGATGTCGCGGCCAGCCAAGAAGCCTGCGGCCAAGGCTGCTGCCGCGCCGGCGCCGGACGATCTTTGGGGCGACGATTTGCCGTAGACTGGTGATTCCTGCCGCGCGCCTTGGCACATCGCCAGGGCGCGCCACAGGCGTCAGCAGACAGTAGGAGAAAACTATGGCGACCATCGGCGAGGCAGTGGCCGCGCTCGGCGTGACCGCATACCCTGGCGAGGAATTGGTTATCGTCCGGATCCGTGATGGCGTGGTGCAGAACCGCCTGCTGTCGGATGTCGCCGACCGCGATGTCGCGGCCACAGATATCTATTTTGCCAGCGGCGCATTTGCGCCAGGCACGATTCATGCTCGGCATGGTCGCGAACAAAAGAACCTGGTACGCGTGCACACGCTGCCGTTCGACTGCGATCTGGCCGACTGGGATGTCGTGGACAGCGGCACGTCGCTGCACGACCTGCCGCAGGATGAAATAGACGCGATGATTGCGCTGTTTGCCGAGGAGGTTGCCGAGCATTTCGCTGCGGCCAACCTGCCTGTGCACGCGCTGACGTACACCGGCCATGGCCTGCTGGCGTTGGTTCGTGTCACCGATGGCCGCGACATCGAAGCCATACGCGAGGCGCACAAAGCCATCATTGCCGGCATCAACAAACGCGCCGGCTGGCGAGTGATCGACCCTGCCGCCAGCGACAGCGGCACGCGCGTGTATCGCCTGGCCGGCAGCATCAACGGCAAAGGCATCCCGCGTACCGTGGCGACGCTGCAGACGCGCGATGGCGCGCTGTCGGTGGCAGACCTGCAGCACATCGCCACTACGTTGGCGCCTGGCACGGTCCGGATGGCGCTGCCGATGCACGCACGCAAACTGGAGAATCAACGCGCTGAAGCGATTGTAGAGGCTGTCAGGCCATACTGGACCAAAGGCGGGCGCCATACGCTTGCGCTCGGGTTTGCAGGGTACCTGGCCAAATCTGGCGTGCCAGAGGATCAGGCTGCCGCGATGATGGCTGACGCAAGCGCCGACGATGACGAACCATGGGACCGCGCCAAGGCGGTCCGGTCGACGTACCAGCGACTGAAGGCTGGCGCGGTCACGTCAGGCTTTCAAATCCTGCGCCAGCAGTTGCCGGCCAGCGTGGTCGACTTCATTGACCGCGAACTGGCGACGCTGCGCACGGAGACAGGCGCCAACGGCATCATCATGCACGGCACGGACCGCACGGCTGCCAAGGCGAGCAGCACGACCGCGCAGCGCGTCAACCCGTTCGTGGTCGACCCGCTGCCGGACGATGTGTGGTTCGGGTGGTTCGGCGATTACCGCAACTTGGTCGGCGACCTGACGGTATCGCCAGACCAATTCCACCTAGGCGCGTCGCTGACGGTCGCCGCGGCGCTGCTCGGCAGACGCGTGCGCACGCGGTTCGGTCCGGACCTGTTCGCCAACCTGTACACGGTTCTTATTGGGCCATCTGGCAGTAGCAAAAAAGATACCGCCATCGGGTGGGCGACATCCCTGCCGCAGCTGGTCGGCGCCGACGGATCGTTGCGCGCGCCGGCCTACGCGCTGTCCCGCGACGTGTCGTCATCCGAGGGCGTCGTGCAGATGCTCAAGGCCGAACCGAATACCCTGCTGTACCTGACGGAACTGTCCATGCTGCTGTCGAATGCGCGGCGCAAGGGGACCAGCACGATTCTGGCGCGGCTGATCGAAGCATGGGACAGTCCGCACGTGTTGGAAAATCTAAACAAGTACAACCCGTCGCGTGCCGAGAATCCGTACCTGTCTATCATCGCCGCGACGCAGCCATCGCGGTTTGCAAACGAGGTCACCGACGATGACATCGCCAGCGGTTTCCTAAACCGCTGGCTGATCATTCCCGGCGTTGGCAAGGGACGCATGGACGTGCCGGGCGAACTTGACCCGCACGCAGGATGGCGCCTGTATGACCGCCTCGCCAGAACGATGCTGGACTATCCGCCTGGCACTGTGCTGCGGATGACGGACGCAGCCAAGGCGATGATGGGGACCTGGTACAACGCGCTGTTGGATAGCGTGGAACACGATGAAGACGAGTCGACCATGCGCCAGCGGCACCAAACGATGGCGGTCAAGGTCGCGCTGGTCTACGCGGCCAGCGATGGCGCGGCAGTCATCGACACGCAGCACGTGCAGCCGGCGATTGCGCTGGTGGAATGGACTTGGCGAAACGTGCGCGTGATGATGGCTGAATGGGCTGTCGGTCGCGACGTGGTCATTGAAAACCGTGTCCTGCAATCTCTGCGCAAACACGGACCGATGACAAGGCGGCAATTGCAGCGTGCCTGCAGCAGCCGAAAATGGAGCGGCCAGGATTTCGCCAAGACGCTGAAGGCCATGCTGGACAACGAAACCGTGGTCTATACACCACTGCTCGGCATGATCGGTTTACCCGATGAAGACTAGCGGCGATGTTGTCGTGTCTGCCGCCGAACGGCGCCAAAATTGTCGGCTGTCGGTCATTTGTCGGTTTTTTGCTGCTGACAGTTTTGTTCGGAGATCTCCGAACAAACTGGCAGTGTCGGTCTGTCGGACAGTGTTTTCCACCTTGCGCGGGGGAAATTTGTGTCCGACAGACCGACACTGCCAAAAACTGCGGAGATCTCCGAACAAATGTGTCGGACAACAAAAACCGACAGTGACCGACACCATCAACGTTTTTTCGGCATGGTTCTTTAGTCGGTCCGTGTCAATTCACTGTGGCAAAGAATGTGGATAACTCTGTGGATAACTTTTTTATGGGCTGTGGATAACTCTGTGGATAACTTTGTCCACAGTGCTGGCAACTGGTATGCAGTTGCATAGTAAACCGTGACGCGTTGGCACGGATCGGAGGCAGCGGCATGGACATCTGGCGCGAGCATGCGCAGCGATTCGACGATACCGCGGCGTTCGTTGCGTTGTGCGACCGCGTGGCCGGGATGGCATTCGACAGGCGCCGAGCAGCGGCACGCAGTCGCGCGCACGTCATCGGCATTGCGCTGCAGCGTGAGCATGACGGCATGCTGCCGCAGCTGCACGCAGGCGCCGACTGGATGGACCGCAACGACGGCCACAAAGGCGCCACAGCGCACGACCAGAGGGAGCAGGCATGGTTGACCCTGTTGGAACGATACGAAGCCGTAGCGGGCGCGCTACGGGCCGCAGAAGGCACCACGGCGTTTCTGACCAGTGGGAATCCGACCGCGTCGACGCGGTCCGGCGACTAGTGGTTGCCTCCGAGGATCTGGTACGGCAGATGGTGGTACTGGAGCATCGCCAGGCGCAGCGCCTCGCATGGCTGGACGCCAATGCCGGGGCGCCAGACCACGACGCCAAACGCGCAATCTACGATGGCCATCAGGCCAGACTGGAGGCCATCACGGATGACTGGCAGCGGGTGGCGAGGGCTGCGCGACTGCACGCCATCCGCATCGGCGATGACGCCAGGCGGCAGTTGGTTGCATTTGGCCTAGACTACGCGCACACTGTCGGCGATAGGCCAGGCGACCTGCGCGAGCAGTGGTCTAGCCTGCTGACACTGAACCATGAACCGTGCCCATTCTAGGGGAGGGGGATTCTATGTCAGAAACGCCACGCGGTACCGTGCGTATCGTGGACCGCGCCAAAGGCTGGACGGTATCGGAGATCGAACTGTACGGCGGCCATCTCGGCTACGTGGAAATCGTGTCGCCTATCGGTGGCGAGCGCAACCTGTTGGTGCGACTGGACGAAGGACCATGCGCCGGCGAACGGCGATGGTTCACTGCTGCAGAGTTGGTCCAGATCGGTGGCGGCGATGACGGCGACTAGCCAGGCGTCGCACGAAGCCTACCGCGGCATCATGCACGCGTTGGAAATCCATGCGATGCAGAACCAGCGATGTCCTGCTGCTGCTGTAGGCGCCGCCATCGTGGTCGACGGCTACGCCATCGTGGTCGGCGTCAATGGCGCGCCACATGGCGTTGTGGGCTGCGTCGACGATGGATGCGAATGGATCTCGGCTGGCACTGCCGGCACTGGTCGCGACCATGCGCGCCACCTGCACGCGGAAACGGCAGCCATCTGCACTGCCGCGATGCACGGGCGCCGCATCCTCGGCGCCGACATCGTCGTCACGAAGGCGCCATGTCCGTCGTGCGCGTTGTTCATCATTGCGGCAGGGCTTGCACGTTGCATTGTGCGAGCGCATACTATTCCGGACGGGTGGGATGCCATCCTGCGGACGCTGCATCAGGGTGGTGTCCAGGTTGTGATACTGGAGTAGCACGCATGTTCGACGATGCCGACGTCGTCAGCGACACGCTGGACGAACTGGCGCGACTAGCCGGCATGCTGCTGTCCCGTGGCGAGCATGCCAAAAACTCCGAGGCGCGCGACCTGGCGACCGAACTGTTTAGCGTGGTTGGCGACGCTGCGGCAACGCTGGCCGATGCCGACCGCGGCGAATCGTGGTTTGCAGCGGTTATGGACGCCAAAGCGCACTACGATGGCCAGCATGGCCGCTGACGTCCTGGCGACCATCGTGGTGCCACTGACGCCATCGCCAGTGCTGTCGCCGAACGCTCGTGTCCATTGGGCTAAACGCGCCAAGCAGGCAGGCCTGTGCCGCACGGCAGCAGCGATGGCGACCACGGAAACGTTGGACCGCGACGCGCGCAAGGCTATCGCCGATGTCCCGCACATTGGGTACCGCATCGAAATCCATTGGGAACCCGGCCGGCGCGGCGTCCGCGATGAAGACAACGCGCTATCGTCGTGCAAGGCAATTCTGGATGGCATCGCCGATAGCCTCGGCATTGACGACAGCAGGCTGCATGTCCGTGGCATCGTGGGCAACAAACAGACGCGACGTGGCGTGACGATTGTCACGCTGTTGGATGACGGAGGCGACCAGTGAGCACGTACAGCGCAGATTTCCCTGCCGTCGACGCGTTCGTCAGGTGGGCCAAAACGCAGTACAGCACAGGCCAGCGCACGGCTGACCAGCTGGTGCGCGAGGCCATGGAACGCTACGCGCAATCGCCGGTCATGCTGGAAGCGTTCGTGCGCGAGGCGCTGACGTTCTTTGCTATCGAAATCAGCACAGGCAAGCGGCCAGGCGTCGTGCACGAGGCCATTGGCGCCGCGCCACTGGCCGATGGCAGCGACGCCAGCGACGCACTGCCGAGGATGTCCAAAGCGCGCCGGCAGCGCATCATGGACCAGGTCATGAACAGCACTGCAGACAATCCCGTCAGCCGATTCTTTGAACGCCATCCGACGCAGCGCATGGTCGTGCCGATTCTAAGCATGACGCGCGAGGAACTGCTGGTCGCCGCAGAGGTACGTGACGACGAATCGCGCGAGGCTCGGCGCCGCGCGGTCATGTACCGTGAAATCGCCAACCAGTTGCAGCCTGGGCAGGTTGCAGGAACCGTCATCACCGAAACGGAGGTACAGCAGATCGAAGATCGTTTGCTATCGCAGGAACAGCCGACCATTCTGGCAATCGCCTAACACCGGAGTGAACCATGGTAGCCGTCATCAACCCGGAAACCACAGACGTCGTTGGCATCTTTGACGATGCCGAGGCAGGCATGTACGTCCGCTATCGCGTCGGCGTGCAGTTTGTCGACAAGATTATGGGCGGCATTCCGCAGAAGCCTGACCTGATCGCAGGATGGGTGCGGACGAAGATGGGTTTGGGACCCGACAGCGACGCGGAATTGGCTGCCATCGTGCGCCAGACGCTGCTGGACCTCGGCGTCGAAACGCCAGAGAACGCGACGCTAGACGAAATTGTCAAGGCGTCCGAAAAGGTTGGCGCCGAACGTCACGGCAACACGTTCAAGCGCGACGCCAACGGCCTGTACATCGAAACGCGCCAGGTCAAGTCCGGGCTGAAGGAAGCCGTCAACATCCTGTTCGCATCCGAGCGATGGGGAAAGACAAAGAAATCCCCAAAGAACGCCATGGCCGAATGGGTGTTCGTTGACGGCCAGCGTTGCTACCTCGGCAGGACCGAACCGGATGGCACCTGGACGCAGCACGGCGTCGTCAGCGGTCCGTCTGGCAGTCGCAGCACGCTGACGCAGTACGATTACTGCGAGCGACCGCGCATGGAGTTTGTGATCAAATCCCTGATTGACCCCGCCGATGGCAAGGAACGCATCACCGGCGACCAGTGGCGCAAGATTCTGGTGCACCTGCAGTCGCTGGGCCTCGGCGCGCTCCGGTCGCAGTCGCACGGACAATTCAAGGTCGTGGCATTCGACCAGGAATAGCACAGACATCTGTGGCCGGCAGCATGACGCTGCCGGCCACCGGCCACAAACCATTGGCGCCACTGGCCACGGCGCAGCACCACAGACCGACCGCACATCGCGTCTTTTGTCAAGACAGCGCGAGCGACAGAACGCTTCAGGCCGAAACAGCACAGCACGACCACAGCACGACAGGCCATATCGCCGCGGTACGAATCACGACTGCACAACTCGGCGACAACCGGCGCTTACCACGCCTTCCCGCGCGACTACACATCCCACCACCACCCTGCGCACTGCTGGCGACTAACCCCTGCGTGTCCAGCCTCGCCTCGCCATAGCAAGCGACTAGTCCCTGCAACACGAAACGTATCGCGCCAAACGACTTCACTGCACTGCGCTGATCTATTCCACGCACACCGATTCGTTCGACTAGCCATGACCACGCTGTGCGCCACTGATCCCACCGCACCGCACGACATGACCATCCGTGACCAATCGCGTCAAGGCCAACCGCGGCATAGCGTTCGACTAACCGTACCGGTTCAGAACTCGCCTCGCCAGCGCGACAAACCGTGCCTAGCCAGAACTCGCCAGCCGACGGCGCCATGCTACGCTTTTGTGTGGTGGTAGCGGTCCAGGCGGGGCGTCAAGGCCTCGCCAGTCTTCACTCCGCTGGCACGGCGCGTTTTCCGGGCGCAGCCGATGCAGGCCATGGCCGCAGTCATGCGGGCGACCAGCGCCGCGCCTGGACCCCTGCCACCACCGCCGACGACCCGTGCCAAGTCAGGCCTTCCCATGTCCTGCCGAACCGCGCCAGACGACATCGCAAGCCAAGTCACCGCGCTACCACGCAACCGACATGCCATCCCGTGCCTTGACCGAACGCGCCACGCCGAGCCTCGCCACGCGACCAATCTTCACTGGCCGGCACGCTGCGCCACACACCACGCGACTTGCCACAGCGTTGCCTAACGCAGCGACTTGACACGCCTGGCCATCGCAGCACACAGCAGACGACTTGACACGCCATGCCGACGCATGCCTGCGCGAGCGACTATCCTACCCGCGCCATGCCTACCCGCGGCCACGCGTACCGACTAACCAACACTTGCCGTGTCCAGCCAGCACGCACGACCATCCAAGCCTCGCCACAGCAGCACACCCGACGGGACATAGCGCGTCACAGCAAAGCCATGCGACTAGTCAATCCTGGTCGTGCCAATCCATGCCTGACGACTAACCATGACGAGTCAACGCCAGACACGCGACTAGCCTCGCCAGCACGAATCACGGCATACCACGCGACTAACCACGCCGAACCGGGCCGCGACATTGCGCGCCGGCGTCGACACCCGCGACCAGACTTCAGATTGTGTGGTACGATTGAAGTAAGTGTAGTGGTTCACTACGCTAGCGTTGCCATATCCGGAAAACGCAAAGGCTAAAAATGGCCATCAACTCTAGAAAAACCAAAGAACTGAATGCAACTGAGGCAAGGCGCAAGCGCGTCAGCGAACTGATGCTCGGCGGCATGGTGGTGCAATCGCAGATTGCCAAGACGCTCGGCGTCTGTGATGCCACCGTTCACCGCGACGTCAAGGCTGTCAAAGAACAGTGGAAGGCGCAGATCGCGCACGACCAGGGCGTATTCCATGCGCGTGCCATCCTGCGTATCCAGGCACTAATCGCCGCGCTGTGGCCAAAGGCCATGGCCGGCGACCTCGGCGCTGTCGGCAAAATCATTGAACTGATGGCGCGCGAGGCCAAGGTCATTGGCTACGATGCCAGTGAAAAGGTCGACCACACCATCAGCATCAAAATCGCCGCGCAGCAGATCGCCGACCAGTTAGGCCTTGACGTTGGCGACGTGCTGGCCGAAGCCAACCGCATCATCGAAGCATCTCAGCAACAGGTGACGGCGTAGTGGTCGCCGCGCAGCCGTTGGTTGCCGTGGCCGCTGCCGCGCTGCTGCAGAGGCGCCAGCAGGACCCGTGGCGTACGCAGTGGTCGCGCGACAATCAGCGGCCACCGGACGGCGACTGGCGCACGTGGCTGTTTATGGCCGGTCGTGGCGCAGGCAAGACGCGGGCCGGCGCCGAATGGGTACGCGAGATGGTGCTGCGCCACAAAGGCTGCCGCATTGCGCTGGTGGCGCCTACGGCAGCCGACGCACGCGACGTCATGGTGCAGGGCGAATCCGGTATCATCGCGGTCTGTCGGCGCTACGGCGTGCACGTGGTCTACAAACCGTCACTGCGCCGGCTGGAGTTTGCCAACGGCGCCAGAGCGTTTCTGTATTCTGCCGAGGAACCGGACCGCCTGCGTGGACCGCAGCACCAATTCGCGTGGGCTGACGAAGTCGCCGCATGGCGGTACCCCGACACGTGGGATCAGCTGGCGTTCGGCCTGCGCCTCGGCGAGCATCCGCGCATCGTCGCCACCACCACGCCGAAGCCTGTCAAGTTGGTGCGCGATCTGCTGAAGCAGTCCGGCGACGGCACCGGCGATGTCGTGGTCACGCGCGGCAGCACGTTTGACAACGCGCCGAATCTTGCCGAATCGTTCCTAGACGCGCTGCGCGACCGATACGATGGCACGCGCCTCGGCAGGCAGGAGATCGCCGGCGAACTGCTAGAAGACGTGGAAGGCGCGCTGTGGTCTAACGCCATGCTGGACGCGTCGCGCGTGCGCACGGCGCCTGACCTGGTGCGCGTCATCGTCGCTGTCGACCCTGCGGCCACGCACGGCGATGCGGCAGACTTTACCGGCATCGTCGCCGCTGGCATCGCGCGTGACGGCGACGTGTACATTCTGCATGCCGAGCAGGTCAGGCTGTCGCCGGCAGGATGGGCTGGCCGCGCGTGGGATGTGTTCGACACGTACAAAGCCGACCGCGTGATTTACGAACGCAACCAGGGCGGCGAGATGGTGGAACACGTTCTGCGCACGCTGCGGCGTGACGGACCGATGCAGCACGTGACGGCGACGCGAGGCAAGACGACGCGCGCCGAACCGGTCGCCGCACGGTACGAACAGCGACGCGTGCACCACGTTGGTTACCTGCCAGATCTGGAACAGCAGATGACGTCGTTTCCCGTGGCGACGGACCATGACGACATGGTTGACGCGCTGGTGTGGGCGGTTACCGGTTTGACTGGCGGTCGCGACCGCACGCTGTGGGGATTCAGCTAATGGACGACGTCACGCTGGCACTGCGCCAGTTGCGCGAGGCGCAGCAGAACTACAAAGTCTACCGCGACTATTACAACGGACGGCAGCGCATGGCGTTTGCGTCGGATTCGTTCCGGCAGGCGTTCGCCGGCCAAGTGCGCGAGGTCGTGTACAACCGCTGCGCTGCCGTGGTCGACTCCATGGTCGACCGCCTGCGCATCACCGGATGGCAGGATGCCAGCGGCGCCGAGGATGCGACGTCGCCATTGGAGCAGGCTGCGCTAGACATCTGGATCGCGTCGCGCCTTGACCTGCGCCACCTGGACGCGCACAACGAAGCCATGACCTGCGGCGATGCGTACCTAATCGTCTGGCCGAACATGGAAACCGGCGAACCGCAGATCGCAGTGCAGCAGGCGCACCAAATCGCGGTCGTGCGTGATGACGAGGCGCCGGACCGCATCGTGCTGGCAGTCAAGGCGTGGCGCATCACGCGCGGTCCTTTGGCCGGCAGATGGCGCATCACCACGTACGCGCCGGACGTCATCCGCCGATGGATTACCACCGGCAGCGTCGACGATCTGCCGAGCAACAGCGGCACGCTGGTCCCGTACGAAGATGAGGCTGCCGCCGAAACGCCGAACCCGTGGGGTGTTACGCCAGTGTTCGGGCTGCACAACGCTAGCGGCATGGACCTGCGAGGCGTCAGCGAACTGCGCGACCTGATCCCGCTGCAGGATGGTGTCAACAAATCCATCGCCGACATGCTGGTCGCCATGGAGTACGTCGCCTATCCGCAGCGGTGGGTGACGGGTGTGGAAGTGCCAATTGACCCCGAAACCGGCAGGCCGATGAAGCCGTTCAAACCTGGCGTCGACCGCGTCTGGATCGTTGGTGACGAGGGCGCGCAGATGGGAGAGTTTGCGCAGGGCGATATGACGCAATTCATTGGCGTGCAGCAGGAATGGGACGCCAAGATTAGCCGTGTCAGTCGCGTGCCGGTCCATTGGCTTGGCATGACCGGCAGCATCCCGTCTGGCGAGGCGCTGAAGGTTAGCGAAGCGCCATTCGTCAGTAAGATGCAGGACCGCCAGGCCGATTTCGGCAGCGTCTGGTCCGACGCCATGGCGCTTGCACTGCAGATGGGCGGCTACGGCGTCGCCGATGCGTCGACGATTGCGCCGGTATGGGCGAACGCCGAAACCCGCAGCGAATCCGACTTCTGGCGCACGGCAGAACTGAAGGCGCGGGCCGGCGTACCGCAGCAGCAGATCTGGCGCGAGGCAGGGTACACGCCTGGCCAGATTGACGAGTTTGAACAGCAGGCTGCCGACGCGCAGCTGGCGCAGGCGCAGGCGTTCGGCGCCGCGTTTGACCGGGGCGTGGTGGTCTAGTGTCTGTGCCGCGCGGTAGTCGCCTTGACGCTGTCCTGAACGCGTTCCGCGTGGCGTTGCTGACGCAGGACGCGGCAGCGCAGCGCATCCTCGCCAGCGGCATTGAAGACGTGCTAGTCAGCCTGCGGGACATCGGCGACGCGCTGCAAGCAGATATCGACGCGCTAGGGCCGGACGTGCAGCCGTGGCAGATTGAACGGCTCGACCGCCTGCGCGCGCTAGAAGAGCAGGCGCTGCGCGAGCTGGATGACTACGGCCAGACGCTGAACAGCCTGCTGCCGGTCGCACAGACCAATGCAGCTGCAGCCGGCGCCGCAGCAGCGTCTGCCAGCGTGCAGGCTGTCGCCGGCCAGGCTGTGGTCGCGTCATCGTTCCGCACGCTGTCGGCGCCTGCACTGCGCGAGATCATTGCCGCGACGTCGACGGGACCACTGCGCGACCTGCTGGACACGTTCGGCGCCACCGGCAGCGCAGTGCTGCGCCAGACGCTGCTGGATGGCATCGGCCAGGGCCGCAACGCGCGCGTGGTCGGCGACGCCATCCAGCGTGCCGTCGGCGTCAGCCGGCAGCGTGCGCAGGTCATTGCGCGTACGGAGATCCTGCGCGCTGGCAAGCAGGCCAACCTGGCGTCGTTCGCCGCCAACGCCAACCTGATCAGCGGATGGGAGTGGCACGCATTCAAGGGACCGCGCACGTGCTCGGCATGCCTGATCATGGACGGCACGGAGTTTCCCACTAGCGTCACGTTCTTTCCCGGCCATCCGCAGTGCCGATGCGTCGGCAAGCCTATCCTGCGCGACTACCCGCAGCCGAAGGGACAGACTGGCCGCGACTATCTGGAGTCGCTGCCAGAGGCCGACCAGCGGCGCCTGCTCGGCAATGGCAAGTACGATGCGTGGAAGTCTGGCGAGTTGGAACTGGATGACATGGTGGCGCCGCGGTACAGCGACCAGTGGGGAACATCCTACCAAGAGGCGTCGCTGGCCACGTCGCAGGCTAACGCTGCCGTGCGTCGCGCAGGTGGCGTGGCAGGTACGCCAGTGCCAACACCGACACCTGCGCCGGCCAGCGTGGCGCCTACGCCTCGGCTGCAGTCCTCTGCTGTCCAGCGCTCGGCATCATCGCCGGATTGGGTCGGCCAGTACGAATATCCGACGCCTGATGCTGACCTGACGCCAGAGATGCTGGACGCCAGGTACCGCATCGCAGCCGGCGAGGATCCCGCGCAGTTTACCGACGTCGTTCGCGCCGAGGCGTATCGTCGTTCGGGATTTGACGACGTGCCAGCGCGTCGAAAAAATGAATTAGAAAAAGAAATACAGCAAATAGAAGAAGATATTACAGATGCACTTAAGGAATGGAATAATTATGATGAATTTTGCAAAAAAAATAAATCACTAAAAAAGTGCAATATGGAAGCGCAAATGAAAGCTGGCGATAAATTTTTTAGATTAAAAGACAAAAAGCGCGCTCGCCAAGATGCGCTTATTGATGAATACAATTCGCTGGTGCTTAGTCAAGAACCGCCGACGGCTGACGTGATGCTGGCCACCATTCGCGATGTCCGGCCGGACTATGGCCAGTCAACGCGCGCGTTGTCGTTGACTGGTGACTGGAATATCATTGGCGCCACAGCAATTGATCCCGCCATTAGTGCACTTCAATCAACCAGGCAATATTTTCCAAAAGAAGTATGGGACAAACTTGTTGAATATACAATATCAAATAACACAAAAACGGCAGTTGTTAGACGTGGATTTGCCACGCTAGACGGATCAATAATTGCACTATCAAATCTTGATTCAAACGAACTGTTTCGAGTTTCTATGCATGAACTGTGGCATTTTGCGGAACGTCTTTATCCGAGGGTACGAGAAAAAGAATGGCGATTTTTGACAAGCAGAATCAAAGGTGGTGAAATCGCATCCGAAATATATGCAAACTCGGGAGAATTTGGTATTAGGGATGACTTTTACAGTCATTATGCCGGAAAAATTTACGGAGATTTAGATATTGATATTTTGCGATACGAGTTTGAAAAAAGGTATCCAGATATTTGGCCAGAATCTGGATTAGATAAGCTGCCGTCAAACGAGATAGGGACGATGGCCATTCAGCAAATTTTTAGAATTGGTGGTATTTCAGAGGGAAGAAATAGCATTGGTTTTTGGAATGACCGCGACTACGTCAACTTCATGCTACGTCTGCTATTATCGCTCTGATGATTACCGCGCGAGGTGTTCTAAAAACTAACGCTGCCGATGGGCGCCAGGTCACCTCCGAGGTGACCTGGCGAGATGGCGTGCTGATCGGCGACCTGCTAGCCACCACGCTGTTAGAAATGCGTGCCGCCATCCATGCCGGCGACATGATTATGTGGCATGGGCGCGTACAGGATTGGCTGGCAGATCCAGTGGCCTACGGTATTCTGCTGTTGGAAATATTTGAAAACGACACACTCGACATCGTCGCCGACGAAACGATGGCGCCGCCGCCATGTCCCGATGGCGCAGTCTGTTGACATCCGTCACAGCCTATGATAATTCCGTGGTACACTATTGGCGCAGGTTATTCCTGCGCCATTAGCAATTGCGACGTGATGTCGCAAGGGAGGCAACGGCGTGATGCCGGACGAAACCATGGTCGCCGATGACGACGCGCGCGAGGCGCAGGACGTTGCGGCACAGACGGACCAGCAGGCCAGCGACGATGTCAGCGCGCTGCAGTCAGCGTTGCGCAAGGAACGCGAGCAGCGACGCGCGCTAGACAAAGAACGCAAGGCGTTGCTGGTTAAGATGGCGGACATCGAATCCGCAGGCAAGCCAGAGGCCGAACGCATCGCTGCCGAGCGGGATGCACTGAAGGCCGAACTGGACAGCGTGCGCGGTCGTGAACGCCAGGCGCGCGCCAAGGCGAGCGTGCTCGGCGTGGCGACGGATGCCGGCGCAGTCAATGCCGGCGTGGTGTATCGCGCGATCCTGAACGACATCACGTTTGACGACGATGGCGAACCAACCAACATCCCGTCACTGATCGCAAGTTTGAAGAAGGAAGTGCCGGCCATGTTCCGGCAAGTCGTTGGCAAGGCCGACGCCACCACTGGCGCCACACAGGCGACCGCCAACGGCGATTGGATCAAACGCGGCCTGAACGGTCGCAGAGGGTAGGAACAAATGCCGACGAACAGCATCGTCGACCGCGTCGACGGCGCCGCGCTGATTCCTGAGGAGGCAGCGCGCGAAATCATCCAGGCGACCACGGAGGCCTCGGCGGTCATGTCCGTGGCGCGGCGCCTGCCGAACATGTCGCGCAAGCAGCTGCGCGTGCCGGTCGTGTCCACGCAGCCGACCGCCTATTTTGTCACCGGGGACACTGGTCTGAAGCAGACCACGGACATGGCGTGGGATAACGTCTATCTGAACGCCGAGGAACTGGCGGTCATTGTCCCGATGCCGACCGCGCTGCTGGACGATGCCGATTACAACATCGCCGACGAAATGCGTCCGCATCTCGTGGAAGCGTTTGGCAAGGCGATCGACGCGGCCATCCTGTTTGGCACCAACAAGCCGACCACGTGGCCGGCGGCCATCCGTGCTGCCGCCATCGCCGCTGGCAACAGCGTTGCGCTCGGCACTGGCGCGGATGTCTACGATGATTTGCTCGGCGATGCCGGCGTCTGGTCCCTGGTGGAAGCCGACGGCTACATGGTCAATGGCACCATCGCCGCCACCGGTTTCATGGGGAAGCTGCGCGCGCTGCGTGATGCCGACGGTACCCCGCTCTTCATCAACAACATGCGCGACAACGTGGGCGCCTACAGCATCCTCGGCAGTCCGTGTTTCTTTCCGCGCAACGGCGGATTCGACGCCTCGGCGACGTGGGCATTCTCTGGCGACTGGTCGCAGATTGTCTACAGCATTCGCCAGGACATCACGTACACCATCGCCGACCAGGGCGTCATCACCGACAACGCTGGCAACGTGGTGTACAACCTGTTCCAGCAGGACATGGTCGCGCTTCGTGCTGTCATGCGCGTGGCTGTGGCTGTGCCGAATCCCGTCAACCGCCTGCAGGCGACCGCTGCCAACCGCTACCCGATTGGCGTGCTGACGACTTAAGATTCGGAGGCGCACGCAATGGGCATTTTCCCGCATCAATACAAGAAGCAGCAGCGCGCGAGCATCCGCAACGCGCGACAGGAGGTCCGAATGTACAAGGTTGCACTGGCCGCGCTGGACACCGCTGGTGGTGTGGCGAGCATCGCGAATCCCGAGGGCGTGGAAGTTTTGGTGACGCGCGTCGTCATCGACGTGACCACGGCGGCGACCGCTGCCTGCACTGTCGACGCTGGCATCGCCGCCAACGGCACCACGCTGTCCGACATCCTCATTGACGGCCTTGACGTCAACACTGCCGCGGGCACGTTTGACAACATCACCGAAAAGGGGACCAACGGCAAGTCCCGCCAGTCGTGGGGTGCGTCGCAATTCCTGACCATCTCCAAGGCCTCTGGCGCCGCGGCTGGTCTGGCCGGCAGCGTGTACATCGAATACGTGATCGCCTAACGGAGGCCGACCGATGGCGTTGGATTATACGGACGCGCTCGCAGAACTGACCGACATGGTCGCGGCGTCGACCGATCCGGCGTTGTCGACGGCTGAACTGCGCCGCCTGCTGCGGTACGCGCAGGTCGCAGACGCTGACGGCAATCTGCCGGATACGTATGCGATCTGGACCGCGCAGGCAGCGCAGGCCATCAACCGTCTGGTGGTGCCGAGCATCCGCAACGGGTACGCGTACAAAGCGACCACGGCGGGTACCAGCGGCGCCAACGAACCAACCTGGCCTACCACCATCGCCGCTACCGTGGCCGATGGCACCGTCGTCTGGACGTGTTACGAAGCGGCGATGTGGACACCGGCCTATGATCGCATGGCGCTGAATCTGTCTGCTGCCGAGGGCTGGCGCATTAAAGCCGGGCGCCTGACCGACAACGAAACGTTTACGACCGACGGCGCAACCGTGCAGGCGCATATCCGGCGCGATGGCATGTTGGAAATGGCCAAGACCTACCGGCGCAAGTACATCGGCGTGGCGCCTATGCAGGGCCGCGTGTACCAGGGCCACTACGATCCGGAAACCGGCGACGACATCCTGCCGGCGGATTTCCTGTATGAAGGCTGGATTGTCAACCGATGACGTTCTTGCAGGGTAACAGCCTGGTGCAGATGCGTCGCCAGCGACTGGAGTCGCTGCGCGAGACCTGCACGCTGCGAACGCAGACGGAGGTCACGGACAACAATGGCGGCTGGACGCAGGCATGGACAACCACGGCCAGCGTGGCCTGCGCAGTGACAACCAGCAGCAGCACGTCGCCTCGCACGGGTGGTGTGATCGCCTACGGCGCCGAGGCGCGTTCGTGGATTGTTGCACTAGCGCACGACCGCAGCGTCAAACCTGCCGACCGCATCACGTGGTCAGGCAGGACGTTGGAGGTTGTGAGCGTCGACGCGCCAGGCGGCTACGGTATTCAGACCACGGCGTACTGCACGGAGGTCGACTGATGGCCAACGCAATCAGCATTGACATCAGCGACGTGCTGCGTTTCGCCGCCGATGCCAACGTCGCTGCCGACATGCTCGCCACCGAACTGCAAGAAACGGCGTACCGCGCCGGCGTCATGGTCTACCAGAAATCCCTTGACTACGTGCCGGTCGACACTGGCACACTGAAATCCAGCATCGGACCGGTCGCGGTCAGTGGTGGCGCCACCGACGTCACGGCGATTGTGCCAGTGGGCGCCGAGTACGGCATTTACGTTGAAAAGGGTACGCGGTACATGCGCGGGCGATTCTACATGGGCCGCGCGCTGCAGGACCGACTGCCAGACATTGAAACTGTGTTCCGCGACATGGGCGACCGTCTGATGCGTCGGATGGGTGGCACGTCATGACGACGCTTTTGGAGTGCCTGACGGCGTCACAGACGATCCTAAAGAACGTCAGCGGCATCGTCGCTGCGTACCGTCTGCTGCCAGAGAATGCGCCGACCGACGTGCGGCTGCCGGCGGCTGTGCAGCTGCCATTGCGGGGCGATCTATCGTACACGCCATCGCTGCGGCAGCTGGTGCATCGCTGGCGCCTTGACGTGCTGGTCGACCGCGCAGGGGACATGCAGGGCGATCTGGCGGCTGCTGTGGCGTTCGTGGAACCGATTGTCGCCGCGTACGAAGCCAACACCACGCTGGGCCTCGCAGGCGTGTTTGACGCGCGGCCAGAGGCGTACGAAGTGGTGCAGGTGCAGCACTGGCAGCAATCGTTTCTGGCAGTCCGTTTCACCGTGGCGTGCAAGGTCAAGACCGGCGTCACGGTATCGTAGGGGAAACAATGATGCGTACATCGCCATGGCGCTTCGTCGGCGCGCGTGACGCACAGGGACAGCCTGCCGAGTGGTTTGCTGGTATTCCTGCGCGGGACCTGACCGCTGACGACGTCGCGAACCTGTCTGAAGAGCAATACGCGGTCGTGGCCGCCTCGGCGCTGTACGCATCTGCGCAGTCGCCAAAGGCAGCCAGGCCGGTCGCCACGGAGGTGACGAATGGGAACTAACGAAGTCGTCTTGCAGAAATCGCAAGCGGGCATTGAATCGACGCGCGGCACCAACGTCGCGGCGACGCGCAAGCTGTACGCGCAAATCACGCCGACGTACGAACGTCCGCTGATGGATTTTAGCGACCAGACGGGTACGTACTTTGACCGGCGCCGCGTCGCCTACGGGCGCGAGCGCGTGTCGTTCAACGCGGTCGACATCGGCACGTATGAGGACCTCGGCTGGTGGATGCAGTTTGGCCTGAAGGGCGGCGTCACTGGCGCGGTCACCGGCACCACCGGGTACAAGTATGAGTTTACGCCGACGGCTGCCAGCGACGATCTGAAGTCCATGACGTTGGAGTACGGCGAACCTGGCAACGTGTACGAATCCGGTCAGGTCATGGCGTCGTCATGGACGCTGCGCGGCGACAGCGACAACGACAACGAACCGGGCTGGATGCTGGACATGTCGCTGATGGGTCGCGACCGCGCGACGTCATCCTACACAGGCAGCATTGCCGACCGCAGCACTGAAGTCATCCTGGCGCGCGGTACGAAGCTGTACATTGACGATGCCGGCGGCACCATCGGCACCACGCAGATCAGCGGCCAGTTGGTAGATTTCAGCGTCACGTGCGATCTCGGCCTGCATTTCAAGGCGTTCATGGAGGATGAATCCAACATGGCCGCCAATAAGGTTGGTCGTGGCGCCATGCGGGTGAACGGCCAGTTTACGCTGGAATTCGACAGCGACACGCAGTTTGCCAAGTACCGTGCTGCCGCGCCGGCGCAGCGACTTATTCGCCTAAAGCGCGAGGGTACCGCCATCGCGGGTGGCACGGCAGTCAAGACTGCCATCGTTGACCTGTACGGCTACTGGTCTAGCATTTCGTTCGGCGACCGCGAAGGCAACATGACGGCAACGTTCGGTTTCGCCGGTTTCTACGATTCGACGGCTGCCACCATGATTCGTGTGGAGGTCATCAACAGCCTTTCTACGCTGCCGTAATCGTATGCGCAAATAGGGTACGCTATACGCCGACGGCACAATTAGCCGTCGGCGTTTGCATAGTCGGAGGCAAGCATGGACCAACCGCAGTACATCGCCGGCCAGCGGTTCGTATGGGTAGAATGCGACATTGCAGGGTACGAAGGATTCCGCGCCGAGGTTCGGCAGAACCTGCGCCAAGGCGAACGCAACGCGTTGCGCGAGGCTCTGGCGGCCATTGAAGACATCGTTGAATCTGTGCAGTTGCAAGCCATGGAACGCGCGCAGGACATTGACGCGCGCGTCGCGCAGGATGACTTGACGGCGACGCAGCAGATGGCGTTGCGTGCCGAGCAGCGGCGCCTGCTGTCGCAATTCAACCTGGACGTGGAACGCGAACTGCAAGCGCAGCATCGGCTGATCGCGCCGCACGTGCGAGCGTGGAACCTGTACGCAGTCGCCGACGATGGCGAACCCGTGCCAGTGCCACCGCCATCCGTAGCCGGCGACGAAGTGTTCGACCAGCTGGACCGGCCACTGATCGCGTGGCTGATCCGTGAACTGCTGATGGCGTACCGCGGGGGAAAAGGTTTGACCGCCTCTGTGATGACATCCGGCGAGCAGCCGGAGCATGGGGGCGCGCAGACGCAAGACGGGCCGCAGGTGATCGAACTGCCCAATACCCGTCGGTCCCGTCAGAAGTAGAATGGGCGTTAGCGGTTAACGTGCGCGACCTGCGGCCATGGGAGTGGGATGCGATGGATTCCCACGACTACTACCGGATACTGACCATACAGAACATCTGGCGCGAGGCGATGGCCGACGCGCGCAAGATGGCCGCTGACGCAGCGCAGCAGCGCGCGGCAGCGCAGAAGGGGTAGGGGCTGTGTCGCAGCAAACGGAACTGCTAGTCAAGATCAACGTGCAGGACGGCGCGTCGCCGGAGTTTCGCAAAATCGGACAATCTGCGCAGGCCATGGGCCAGCAGATCGACCGCACTGGCCAGTCATCCGCCAGCACGATGCAGCGACTGCAAACCGTGGCGCGACAGGCTGGCCTCGGCGTTGGTCTGCTCGGCGGGGCGTTCACCCTGTTTGCGCGCTCGGCACGTGACGCCGAACGCGAACTGATGACGTTGGAACGGACGTACGGCGAAACCGCCGACAGCCTGCGCGAGTTTGGCGATGAACTGCAGCGCACGACCGCGTTTAGCAGCGAACAGGCCATCGAAGCAGCCAACACATTCGGCACGCTGTCGCGCAACTATGGGTTGACTGCCGAGCAGATCCAGAACTTGATTACCGTGTCTGCCGACCTGGCGGCGGTCAACGGTATCACCCTGGCCGATGCTGCCGAACGCGTGCAGGCTGCCATCCGTGGCGAGGCCGAATCTGCCGAGGCGCTCGGCCTGACGATGAACGAAACCGCCATCGGTCTGGCCGGCATGTCTGCCGGCATGACGGAGGCAGAAAAGGCAGCGTATCGATACAACGCGCTGCTAGGCCAGGCAGGTTTCGCCACAGGCGCCGCTGCCGAGCAGGCAGACACTGCGGCTGGCCGCATGGAGCAGTTGACCAACACGCTGCAGGATGCTGGCCGCAGCGTGGTCGACTTTACCGGACCGCTCGGCGGCGCGGTCGCAGGGCTGTCAAACGCGAGCATGGAATTGGGTTTGGCCGCTGCCGGTTTTGCTAGCCTCGGCGGCGTGGCTAGGTCTGCCGGCGACGCGCTCGGCATCACGACCAAAGCCGTCGGCCTGATGTCCCGCGCCACCGGTCTGCTGTCGACTGCGATGGGTCCGGTTGGTTTGGCACTGGCGGCAGGCGCCGCGGTTGTGGGGTTGGTGGCGCTTGCCAGGTCAACCAGCGATTACTCAAAAGAGGCCAGAGAAGCCGAGGAACAGACGCAAACGCTAATGGAGCGTTTAGACGCATTGGCGATGTCGTCTGTGGCTGGATCGCAATTGGAAAGCGACGCCGAAACAGTTTCCGTTGCATTAGAGGCAATTGGCGGAAACTTAGAAGACACTAGCAATGCAGCGTTGGAAGCCACGTTAGTATTGCGAGATTTGCAGGTTGTTCTCGGATTGCAGGGCGATGCTGTCACCGACGTGGACAGCGTTTTGGCCGGTCTTACTGATACGCAGCGCGAGGTGATTACATCAACCGCGGCGTGGTCTACTGCCATTGAAGACGGATCTATTTCGGGAACAGAATTAGATACTGTGCTTACAGAACTAGAAGGCAGTTACTCCGTTCTCGGCGACCAGGCAGGAGACGCTGCAACCGTTATTCAAATGGCAACAGGCATCATTGACCGCGCAGACGATACTGGTGTCAACACCGCAGAAACAATGCGTTTGCTTGCATTGGCTTTTGAAGAGTTTGCCAGATCAGGTGATTATAACGCGCTTATTGAAGACTTGACCGCCATTGATTCTGGTCTTGACAAAATTGGAACCACGCAAGCAAAGACGTCGCAGGCAGTTATTGACCTCGGCAAGGTCATGTACGATGCTTGGTGGTCTGTCATGGACCCGATGGCCGGCGTCAATGACATGCTCATTGACATCTTTTCGTCGACATCGCCATACGCAGAAGAGGCGCAGCGCGCTATCAACGGCACCACCGGCGCGTTGGAGGATTACAACCGCACCGTCGGCGTGGCCGGCGGAAACGGCGCCATCATCCAGGGCGCGACCGAACAGTTTTACGCGACCGCCAGTGCGTTGGAAATCCTCAATTTTGAACTGGAACGCGCCGGCGAGAATGCTGCAGCGCAAGAACAGGCGTGGCGCAATTTTGGGCAGCGCGTAAGGGAAACCGGCACGGCGTTAGAAACGGTCACCACCGGCGTCGAAATGCAGAACGCGGCGTTTGCCGAGCAGAACCGCATCATGGGTCTGAACGCGCATACGTCAACGCAAATGGCGGCTGATCGCCGCGTTGACGAGGCACAAACGCAACGCGCAATCGCCAAAACGAACGGCCTGATTGAAGACCAGCAATCGCAGATGCAGCGCAGTGGCGAGGCAGCGGCAGCCTATGGTCCAGTGGTTGCCGCGCAGATGGAAGTAGCAGAGGCAGTCGCCAACACCGACGATGCCATCGCCAGACAGCAGGCGCAGTTTGAAACGTCTGGCGAGGCTGCCGCCGAATATTCGCGCGAGGTTGGCGCAGCCGAGCAGGCGAGCGCCGAACTGTCCGCCAAAGCCTACGCTGCGGCCACTAGCGTCGGCGCGCTGGACACCGCGTTGGAGCAGCTGGTCGCCATCGGCGCCGGCACTGGCACGGAGGGGATTGGTCGCGGTTTCCGCGTGCACATCATCGACGTTGCCAATGACGCGTTGAACTCCGTCAACGCGCTAAACGACGGATTCCGCGTGCTGGTAGAAAACCCGATTGCGTGGGGACGTCAGGCGCAGGAGGTCGCGGATTGGGCCACAGGCATGATCATGGGCGCCGAGGGCGTCAACAGCCTGTCGGATCTGTGGGGACGCGGCCAGATCGAAACGATCACGTATAACCGCGGCCTGGAGGCGCAGGGCCGCATCATGGACGCGAACGTTGACATTCAAAACGACGTCGCGCGTATCCAGGCGAAGCAGTTGCCGATTATGGCGGACCTGATCGAATCGCAAGCCAAGTACATTGACGGCTTGGCAGACCTGGACCCCGTGAACCAAATGGTCGCGCTTGGCTACATGGACGCGACGAAGGCGCAGCAAACGCAGAACTTGGTGATGCTCGCAGGCGCCGCAGCGGCTGGCCAATACGGCGCGCTCGGCGTGGAAATGGCGACTAGCATTATTACTGCTGCCGCGCAGGCAGATCCTGTACTAAAGGCGATGCTAATTGACCTTGGCCTTATTACCGAAACCGAAGGCGAAATTAAAATCAATTTTGACAAAGCAGAATCCCTAAACGACGATCTCCAAAGATTGATTGAAAGTATTGACGCGCTTGTGGTCGCGCTCGGCGGTATTCCTGCAAATACTGAAACAGTCGTCAACGTCAGGTACAATGTCAACGGTCGGCCTGCACTGCCTGGCGACATCGGATTTACGCAGTTTGCCACCGGCGGTACCGTGACGCATCGCGTGGCCTCGGCAACGCCAATGTACGCGACGGCGGCGACAGGGCGCACCACGCTGGTCGGCGAGGCAGGGCCGGAGTTGGTCAGCCTGCCACTCGGATCGCAGGTGACCAGCGCGCCGGCGACGGCTGACAGGATGTCGCGGCGAACGGCTGGCAGTGGTGGTGGCGTCTATTTCTACGGACCTGTGACGCTGCAGCCATCGTCGACGGACGTGGAAATGGCCATCCGGCGCGAGGCGCTGTCTGGATCGCGAGGGTACTAGCGCATGAAGATCATTTCGTACAACGGCTACGTATTCAGTACGTACAGTTATTACGGCGCCATCGAAGCAGGCACGTCGCGCGGCCAGTGGTCTATCCTGCCGCAGATTCGCGCTCGGCACAACGCAGCCGGCAGCCTGACTGGCGTGCAGGTCAGCGAACGCGTGATACCCGTCACGTTCGGGTACACCGGTGCCAGCACGTATGAAAACGCGTTCCTGGATCTGCTCGGCCAGTTGAATCCGCTGAACCCGTACCCTCGCACGCTGGTCGCGCAGATGAACGACGGCACAACCGTGCAGTGCGAGGCCATCGTCACCACGCCTGGCGGCACGACGTTCGAAGATGACGTAAACATGATGCGGGTGGTGTTTGTCACCACGGACCCGCTCTGGACCGATCCAACGAATAAGACGGCCAGCCAATCCTGGGGTAATACGTCGACAGCGACGTTTGCGCCAAACAACACTGGTCGAGCGTACGCGCCGGCAACAATTACATTTAAATACGAAAATAAATCGCCATTCTCTTCAAACTTTAATCATTTCAACGTAGACATCAAAAACAATACGGATCTGAACTGGTATCGCGAATTGGTGTTTATCAACATCGGCGATACAACCTCGGCGTCAGGTTTCGCGCCAAATCCAGCGTACTGCAACGTGTACCTGGAAGGCGTGCAGCAGTCGCGCACAGTAGTGAACTATGGCACGCTGCGGACGTACATTTCGATTCCCGCGACTATCGCCGCAGGGGATACTCGCACGTACGAAGTCGTCATCAATAAGACGGACAGCGACGCAGACCGAATCGAAAATATTTACCGCATGCAGAGCAATTCGCAATTTAACGGATTCTACACGCCAGTGTACGTTGACGGCGCCACCGGAACGGCGACGGCAGGCGCCAGCACCACGCTGACGGACAGTGGTGCGTCGTGGCGTACCGTTGGCGGGTGGGCTGGCGGATTTGTGGAAATCGTCAGCGGTACCGGCGCCGGCCAGTGTCGCCGCATCAGCAGCAACACGGCGACGCAAATCACCGTGGCGCGAGCATGGACGACCAATCCCGATAACACGTCGGTCTACTGTATCCACACCTCGGGATGGCTGGTCGACGGCGGCCAGGCGTCTGGTGGTGGTGCATCGTCGCTGATAGATTCCTCGCAAACATGGGATGCCGGCACGCTGGTCGGCGGTACTGTCACCATCATCAGCGGTACAGGCAGTGGCCAAACGCGCACCATCACAGCCAACACTGCAACGCAGGTTAGTGCGTCGTTTTCGCCGGCAATCAACACCACGTCGGTCTACGTCATTCGCAAACATGGCTATCACCAATACAACGTAGATCAGACCGATACCACCTCGACTGGCGCAGGATACACGTCAACTCACCGGCATGGCGGATGGCAACTGTCATCGCGCGCGACGCCTCCGTCGCGCCTTGCGTTCGGCGGCGACTGTGTGGCCGGATGGCGACGCATCACGTACGCAGACAATCGCGACGATTACAACCAGATCCGCTGGACATCGTACGTGTCTGGCGGCGCCACGCGCTACTCCGGCCTGCTGAACGCGACGCGTCGACGCGGTCAGGATTCGCGACTGCGCGAGGAGGGTACCGGCGATGGCGTGGCCATTACCTCGGCACTGGCGTACCAGGGCATCCGGTTTGACTACCGTCACCAAAACATCAACGCGGTTGGGTCGTTCCTGCTGTCCGTGCGCGAGGCAGGTTCTGAAGACTGGAGCGACGTCGTCACCGATTCCACTAGTCGCGCAACGCTGACGGCAGTGGCTGTGCAATACCAGTCGTTCACTGACTATGGCAACCCGACGCAGATTTACATGGGCATCGTTGGCAAAGATGGCGCAGAAATCCCGACCACGCAGGCCACGACAGATCAGGTGGCTGTGCAGTGGTACCAGACGTTGCGGCTGTACCAGAACGCCTCGGCAATCACCATCACCGTCGGCGCCAAATCGTCGCGACTGCGCGCGCGTGGCGAAATTGTTTTGCCTGCTGGATACGGCGCAACACTACGCGTGATGTACATCGGCAGCAGCGCCGGCAGCGACCGCGAATTGTTCATGCTGGATGACAACAGCACGTTGCTGAGCATCGACAGCGAAACTGGCAACGTTACGCTTGGCAGCACGTCCGTGCCGTGGGCGGTCAAGGTAGAAGCCGATGGCAGGCTAACCAGTATATGGGCCATCTTGCCGCCTGGCAGTGGTACCAGCATGTTGCTAAGCGATCTGCCAGTGCATGGTACCGTCGGCGCCATCTGGGATAACCGCTACTATGGATAGGCTTTCACTGGAGCGCGTCACAATCTACGATCCAGGCTTCGTGGCGCCGCGCGTGCTGAACGTCGCCGACCTGCAGGCATCGTGGGCTATCTCCGAGGTTGGCAGGCTGTCAGCCACGGCGACCACGGACGATGCCGACACCGCGCGAAACAGCGCTCCGAGCATCCTCGGCAGATGGCTGATTTACGAACATCCTACCGCGGGCGTCTGGTCCGGATACATCGAAGACGCGCAGACCGATTTGGAATCCGGCGCGGTAGAACTCTCCTGCGTTAGCCTGGTCAACCTGCTGCAGTATCGCCGGACCGGCATCGGGTTTGCGCCACAGATGACGACGGCTGGCGGTCTGGTCCTGCGCGCGATCGAAGATTCGGCGCAGGATGATTCGGTGTGGCTAGCCGAGGTCAAAATCGACGAATCCGACGTCGTGTTCAGTTACGAACAGAACGGCGACGCCATCCTGGAAGTTATGGACCGATTCGTCCAAGAAACAGGCGAGGAATGGCTGGCGACCAGCGACGATGCTGGCCGGCAGTCGCTGCAGTGGCGCGTGCGGGTCGGCAGTGAAAAGATTGTCGCGCAGTTTTACGAAGGCCTCGGCGTGCTCGGCGGGTACGTGGAATCATCCATCGCGCAACTGACCAACGACATCCTGGCAGTTGCCGAGGATGATTCCTACGCGTTGTCGACGCGCAGCGTGGTGACCGACCGGCCATCCATCCTGGCCTATGGCCGGCGCCAGACCACGCGGCGATACCTCGGCATCGTGACGGAATCGTCGCTGATTTCTGCAGGTACGCGCGACCTGCGCACGTCGACGCTGCCGACGCAGTTGGTTACGATCTCCGTCAGCCATATGGACACGCGGCTGGACGTCGTGCGCGAGGGCGCGCGCGTGCTGATTGGTCTACCATCCGTCAACGCTGCCTACCGCGCGCGCGTGCTGGGCAGGTCGTTGGAAGTGCTAGCCGGCACGATGACGCTGCTGTGCGAGGTAGAAGCGCAGTACGGCAGTGATAGTATCTATGTTGGCGGTCCAGGTTCGGCGACCACGCAAGGCATCTAGGCGAGGGTACACCATGGCGCCAATTGATCCCAAAACCACACTGGAGCGTGCACGCGGTCGGCGCAACGGCGTGCGCTCGCCTGGCCAGGTGAACAGCCGTGTCGACCGCGTGGAACGATCAGACCTGACGGTACCGTCTGGCCTGATCGAAGGCATTAGCGGCATTACCGATCCATCGTATATCCGGTTTACCAAAGAAACGTCCGAACCGTCGGCAGGATGGGTGGAAGGCCACCTATACTGGGATGCGGATTGGGACATCCTGAGTGTGCGGCTGAACGATGACGTCGACATGCACCTGGGCATGTCGATTTACATGCCACCGACGAAGAACGCCAGCGGCGTTACGATCCCGCGTGGCGCGTTTGTGATGGCTACTGGCGTTACCGGCGACCGCATCACCATTGCCAAGGCGGTAACGGACGGCAGCGTGCTGCCAGACTACATGATTGGTGTGGCTGCGCACGACATCCTGGCCGGCGAGACCGACGGCAAGATTGTCACGCAGGGCGAGGTACGCCAGATGGACACCTCGGCGTATACCGTCGGCACCATCCTGTATCCCAATCCAACGACGCCTGGCGGCTTGACCAGCACGAAACCTGTGGCGCCAAACATCCGGACCACTGTGGCGTTCGTCACGCGCCAGCAAGTCAACACTGGCCGCATCATGGTGCGCACGCATCTCGGCAGTGTGCTCGGCGGCACGGACCAGAACGTCAAATTCGGCACACTGACGAGCGGCGACGTGGTGTCGTGGGATGGTGCACAGTCGCTGTGGGTAAACGCGCCAGCAGGCGCTGGACCGACGGGACCAACCGGACCGACAGGCGCGGCAGGCGCAGCCGGCGCAACTGGCGCAACTGGACCGACGGGACCAGCAGGAGCGGCAGGCGCAACTGGCGCCACTGGACCAACGGGACCAACTGGCGCCACTGGACCAACGGGACCAACTGGCGCCACTGGACCGACGGGACCAACTGGCGCCACCGGACCGACAGGCGCCACAGGCGCGGCTGCCGGCGATCATATCGGCGTGTTCACGACGTCGGTGTCGGTCAACCTGACCACGACGCAAACGTCGGTTATGACATCCTCGGCAATCACCGCAGTTGCTGGCGACGTCATCCGAGCCACAGTGTTCGGCAATTACGGCGTGACCACGAGCGCCATTCCGTCGCTGACGATTCGTTTGCGCCAGGGAACGACCAGCGTGGTCGACGTGCCAGTCGCGACCACGGCGTCGCAGGTGCTGGCTAACAATTTTTTTTGGTTCGAAGCCACGGTAACAATCATCAGCACGACCAGTGCGGCAGGCATCGGCGCCATCCGCGCTGTGCACGACGGCAACACGTCGCCGAACGTGTCTATCCATCGTCTGAAAATCGACAATAGCACAACCATATCCTCGGCTAGCGCAACGTGGAACGTGTCGCTGCAGTGGTCTGGCACGACAGGAAACGCTACCGTTTATGGCGGATATATTGAACATGTACTGGCATAGTACGTAGTCTATACTATTTGTGATGCGGGGGCGCATCTTGCCTTTGTCAGCATAGGGTGCGCCATGACGGCTGAATCTGCACGCGATCTGTTGAACGTCATCCAACTGTTTGGCGCGCCTCTGGTCGTGCTGTACGCCATCCATCGCGGATGGCTTGCGACCAGGCGCGAGGTCGAACTGCTACAGTCATCGTTGGAAACGCTGCAGGCGCGGTACGCTACGCTGGAATCGCAGATGCGTGACGAGCAGTCGCGCATGCGCGCCGAACTGGAGGTTACGCGTTCGCAGCTGATTGAACTGCTGATGCGTGACGGTAGCAGGGACGATGCCGGATGACAGTGCTGGTCGGCGACTGCCGCGACGTGATGGCGACGATGGAGGCTGGTAGCGTCGACGCTATCGTCACCGACCCGCCATACGAATTGGGCTTCATGGGTAAATCATGGGACCGATCCGGCGTCGCGTT